AGGAGAGATGGTCATATCTGTCAGTACTGTGGTCAAGAGGCTGATACTGTGGATCATGTGATACCTAGAAGGCTTGGCGGAAATGATGCCGATGATAATTTAATTGCAAGTTGTAAACGATGCAATCTTGCTAAGGGTGGGCGGTTTTTTGTGCGTCAGAGAACACCACCGACCCCCCGTTCCTTTTCTAACCCACAAAACACCTCGATCGCCCACGATCAGACAGGATCAAATTGATTGATCTTAAAACGGGAGAGATCCTTTCAGATCAGGCTTACTCAGGATTAGGAGGTGTGCAAACTCCTCGTATTCACTCCAAACTCAATGATTTACCTTCAAAGGGTCAAGAAATGATTGACTTCGCTACCGAACTTGGCATCAATCTTATGGACTGGCAAAAATTTGTGTGTATTCATGGCCACAAAATTCGCGCTGATGGTAGATGGGCTCATTCTGAACTTGGATTAATTATGGCACGCCAACAAGGAAAGTCCACACTTATGATGTTGCGTATTTTGACCGGCATGTTTGTCTGGGGCGAAGGCTTACAACTGGCATCTGCTCACAGATTAACTACATCACTTGAAACATTTAGACAGATTGTTGCTTTAATTGAAACACATCCTAAGTTGGAAAAGGAAGTAAAGAAAATCCGGTGGCAACATGGCGCGGAGGAAATTGAATTATTTGGGAATAGGCGGTTTGTTGTAAAGGCTGCCAACAATGCTGCGAGAGGGTTGAGTAAACCAGAAACAATCCATCTTGATGAGTTGCGTGAATATAAAGATGAGGATGCTTGGTCATCAATGCGTTATTCCATGATGGCTGCTAAAAACCCACAGGTATGGATTTATTCCTCGGCTGGAGATCAACATTCCGTAATTCTTAACAAATTGCGTGAGAGGGCGTTAGCGTCAGCCACGACTAACGATCCGATTGGTTGGTTTGAGTGGAGCGCAGAACCCGATGCACCAATTCTTCTTCCGTCAGGAGAAATGAACTGGCCTGCCTTCGCTCAAGCCAATCCATCACTTGGAATTACAATTCATCCTGATAACTTAAAAGCAGTTATTAATGATCCACCGGATATTGTGCGAACTGAAGTTTTGGCTCAATGGGTCGATACAATTAACTCAGCAATTGATGCGCAAAAGTGGGGATTATGTCAGACCGATCCAATACCTTTAGATCCTGACAAAGAAACTTGGTTTGGGTTAGATTTAAGCCCAGACAGAAAATTTGCTGCACTTACTGCAACACAAAAACTTTCAGGCGAAAAATTCAATTTGGTTTTACTTCACACTTGGTCAAATGATTTTTCAATAAATGATTTAGCGGTTGCAAATGATATTGCTCCGTATGTCAGAAAATATAATGTTCAGACAATCGCTTATTCAGCAAGGACTGCACAAGCCGTTGCAAGCCGGCTAATCCCTGTTGGATTTTCCTGCACAAACATGGATGGGGCGATATATGCTGAAAGTTGTGATCGGTGGCTGGGCGCAATCAATTCCCATCGATTACAGCATGGTGGGCAGGATGAACTGACCCAACAAACGCTTTCTGCTGCGAAACTGCCCTATGGGGATGGGTCATGGATCATCGGAAGGCGTGCAAGTCGAGTGGCTGTTTGTGCAGCAGTCGCTTCGGCGTTAGCAACTTATTTTGCGACACAACAAGAAACGGAAGTAGATATTCAAGTCGGATAATTTGAATTTATGGTATATTATGTGCTAATGGGATTATTAGACAGATTTACCGCTAAATCAAATCAACCAAATTCTCAAGTTGATGTTGCTGCCGCATTAGCACCTTACAATTCACAACAATTAGTTGGCGGAATTTTGTTTGGAACAACAACCGCATCTCGCGAACAATTTATGGCAATTCCTTCAGGCGCACGCGCTAGAGGAATAATTTGTTCAACAGTTGGATCTTTACCACTTGAGCAATACAATCATTTTACAAATGAACATGTAAGACCTAATCGAGTAATTATGCAACCAGATCCAAGAGTTGCTGGTAGCGCAATCTATGCTTGGATTGCTGAGGATCTTTTACTTTACGGCGTTGCTTATGGAATGGTTATGGATGCTTATGCAGCAACCGATGCTTCAAGAATTAGAGCATGGACAAGAATCGCGCCTAATAGAGTATTTGCATCACTAAATAATAACTCAACAGAAATTGAATATTACACAGTTGATGGAAAGCGCGTGCCTCCGTTTGGTTTGGGCAGTTTAATTGTATTTAATGGTTTAGATGAAGGAATATTAAATCGCGCAGGTCGCACAATTAAAGCCGCCGCCGCATTAGAGCAAGCAGCCGAAATGTATGCAAGAGAGCCAATGCCACAAATGGTTCTTAAATCAAATGGCACAAATTTAACTCCTGAAAGAATTACAAAACTTCTTGAGAGTTGGAAAATTTCTCGATCTACGCGTAGCACGGCATTTTTGAATGCGGATGTGGAATTGCAAACTTTAGGCTTTGATCCTAAGTCGCTTCAAATGAATGAAGCACGCCAATACTTGGCTTTAGAAATTGCGAGGGCTTCAGGAATTCCGGCATCATTCATATCTGCTGAAACTACTTCAATGACTTACACAAATACAGTTGCAGAAAGAAAAGCATTGATTGACTTCTCATTACGGCCAATTTTAACTGCAATTGAGCAACGCCTATCAGCCGCCGATTTCTGCCCTAACGGAATTGAAACGCGTTTTGATATTGATGACTTTTTGCGTGGCTCAGCATTAGAGCGTGCGCAAGTTTATGAAATCCTAAATCGCATCGGTGCAATGAGCATTGAGCAAATCCAAGAGGAGGAGGACTTAATCCGATGAAGATTAATTTCCCAATAGAAATAACTGCTGCCGATACAAACAAGCGCACAATCTCAGGAAAGATTGTAACTTGGGATGAGCAAGGTTCAACTAGTGCAGGATTAACAGTGTTTGAAAAAGACAGCATTGATTTTTCAAAGCCTGTCAAATTATTGCTTGAGCATCAATCAACTAAGCCTTTAGGAAAATTAATTGATATAACTGCAACCGATTCAGGTTTAGAGGCTACATTTCGTTTAGCCAAAACTTTTCGTGCGGATGACGCATTGGAGGAGGCTGCAACTGGGCTTCGCGATGGATTTAGTGTGGGTGTAAAAATTAACGAATGGAAAAATGTAGAAGGCGTACTGCGCATTCAAAAAAGTTCTTTACAGGAGGTCAGTTTGGTAACTGATCCGGCCATTGACAGCGCAAGGGTTGCTGAGGTCGCAGCAAGTCAAACACCAGAGAATTCCGAAGCAGCCGCCGAGGAAACAACAACAGAGGAGAACAAAGTGTCAGAGATTACATCTGAGGCTCCTATCGCAACCGAAGCGGTAGAAGCGACACAGGCTCCAGTTGTAACAGCCAACTACATGGCATACACAAAGCCACGCGTTGATACAAATGTTACAGCAGGACAATATCTAAATGCACAGGTTCGCGCTATTCAAGGCGATGCCGATGCTCGCGATTTAGTCGCAGCATTACAAATTGCAACTGTTTCTGAAAATACAGGAATGGTTCCACCAAATTACCTTCGCGATGTAATTGGAGTAATTGACGATTCACGCCCATTCATTAATAGCATCGAGCGTGCGCCACTTCCTGCTTCTGGCATGAAGGTCTTTACGCCAAAATTAGGAAATCAGGCAATTGTAAGTCAAACTGCTGAAGGTGTTGAGTTTGCTTCACAAGATACAGTTGTAACTTTCCAAGAGGATAACATTGTTAAATTTGCAGGAGCAAATGTAGTCAATGTTGAACTTTTTGATCGTTCAGACCCAAGTTTCGCAGATCTTTTGATCCGTGAGTTGGCTGCATCTTATGCACAAAAGACAGATGCTTACGCAGCAACAATTGCAGCCGATGGCGCAGGTGCATCATCTGGAACATCAATTTACAAAGCAATTGCTGATGGAATTGGTGATTCTTACAATGTTATGCGTTTCACACCAAACAGATTAATGGTTGCCCCTTCAGGTGGATACACAAACATCGATTTCGCAAACCTATTGGGTGCGGTTGATGGTTCAAACCGACCATTATTTGCAGCAGGTGGATCATTACAAAATGCTGGTGGTTTAATCACACAAGGTTCGACAAATGGAACAGTTGCAGGACTTGATTTAGTTGTAGATCCTAACTACACAGGAAATACTACTGGTGATAAGGCTGCATTAGTTTATCCAGCACAAGCAATGCGATTCCACGAAAGTGGCACGATTGAACTTCGCGCCAATATCGTTGCTAATGGTCGTATCGAAATCGGACTTTACGGATATGTTTGTGTAGTTAATCGCTACCCAACAGCATTCCGTTCTTTGTTCGTAGCGTAATTTAACTGAGTGCCTGTGGTTGCTCCCGATCACAGGCATCCATTAATGGGAGTCTAGAGAGGAAGGTGCGTTTTGCCTACAATTATTACTGCTAGTCAGTTAAGAAGTGTGCTTGGCGTATCTTCTTCTCTTTATGATGACACTTACTTAAACCAAATTATTGACACAGCAGAAACAGTTATTCTGCCAATGCTAGTTACATTCAAAGCACCAATTGAAAAAGTGTCGCTGACTGATAATGTCGCCACTTTCACTACAGTAGGGATTCATGAATTCACCGAAGGACAATCAGTCGTCATCACAGGATGCGGATCACCTTACAACGGAACAAGAGTTGTGTTGGCAGATAATCTTGGACAATATACCTTTTCACAATCGATCACTAATGCCGATTTACTCGAGGCTAATGTCATCCCATCCGGAGTTGCTGCCCTTTCTGGCGGATCAACTTATGTTGGAAATGCGGCTGTTCAATCAGCCGTCTATACAGTTTCAGTCGAAGTTTTCCAAGCAAGACTTGCCGGCGGAGGACAAATAGAAGGTGTCGATTTCACTAGCACGCCGTTTCGTATGGGAAGGTCGCTTTTCAATAAATGCGTAGGCCTATTAGGTTCATATATGGATCCTGAAAGCATGTGTCAATAAATGCCTAATCAGACAATTCTTGAACAAATTCGCACACCATTAGCAACTGCTTTGTCAAGCGTTGCGGGAAATGTTTATTCTTTTGTGCCAGAAACAGTTATCCCTCCAGCAGTCGTAGTTGTGCCAGATAGTCCTTATCTTGAATTTGAAACAATAAGCAAATCAAATATTCGCGCAAAAGTTAATTTTACAATCTCAGTTGCAGTTGCATATAACAGCAATCCTGCATCACTCGATAACATCGAGCAGTTAGTCATAAGTGTTCTGGCAGTTATTCCAAACGGATACATTGTCAGTTCGGTCGAAAGACCAACAGTTACACAAGTTGGAGCATCAACGCTGCTCATCGCAGATGTCAGAGTCAGCACCTACTACACACGAACAATCTAAGGAGAATCATGGCAACCCAAGTAATTACTGGTCGCGATGTTTCGCTGTCTTTTTCAGGTTCTTTAGGAACAGACATCGATGCGCAAGCACTTTCAGCGACTTTAACAAAAACAATCGATCGCCAAACTTATCAAACACTTGATGGTGAGGCTTACAAGACAACCAATGTTGAAGCAGAATTCACAATGGAGATTCTTGCAGATTGGGGCAAGACTTCCTCAGTATGTGAGGCTTTATGGGCAGCAGCAGACAATACACCAGATACAACTTTTACAGTTACAATGACTGTAACAACTGGACACACTTTTGCATTTGACTGCTTGCCTGCTTATCCAGCACCAGTTGGCGGAACAGGCGCAGATGCGCAAACTGCAACATTTACTTTCAAAGTATCTAAGGGCGCAGTAACAGAATCACTCTAATAAAAAAAACGGGAGCAAATAAATGAAATTACCAATTACAATTGAATATAACTCAGGCGAGCAAGCAACATATATTGCCCAACCGCCTGAGTGGGCTAAATGGGAAAAATCAACTGGCAACACCATAACCCAAGCAAATGAAAAACTTGGAATATGGGATTTGATGTTTTTAGCATACAACGCTCACAAGCGTGAATCTGCTGGAAAGCCAGTTAAACCATTTGAGACTTGGATGGAAACTATTGCCGATGTGATTGTCGGTGATGCAGACCCAAAAGTTACCCAGCAGGAAGCCTAAATAGATTATTGGTTGAGTTGGCAATTGCCACACAAATACCAATGAGTGAATGGGTTGAAGCAGAGGACATTTTAACAGCGATAGAAATATTGGAGGAACGGAATGGCAACTAGCACCGAACCTCTAATAGTTTATGACAAAAAAGAACTTGCTCAATTTGCCAAGGTAATAAGGAATATGAACGATATTGCTGTTGATGAAACCAAGCGTAGAGTTGGCGAATTAGCACAAAAAGAATTAAATGAAATTCGCAGAATTGCTTCATCGCGAGGCAAGGTTGCAGATCGCGTTGCTCAAGGTGGTAAAGTTAAAAAATCATCATTACTTGGTGAAATATCTTTTGGTTTTGCTGGACAGAAATTTTCAGGTGGTGCAACAACTCAATTTAATACTCGCAACGATCCTAAAGGCAATCGTAAAGGTATTGGCGCGGCAGCAGAATTCGGTTCAGATAAATATCCGCAATTTCCTAGATGGTCAGGGCCAATGCCCAAAGGCCCGGGTTCAAGAGGTTGGTTTATTTATCCAACAATTAGACATTTACAGCCAACCATTATTAAAGAGTTTGAGGATATAATTTTGGCAATTAGAAAAGAGTTTAACGATGGCCAGTAGAACCTTAACGCTTGCGTTAGCAGCCGATATTGATAATCTTAAAAAAGGGTTAAATGATGCCGAAAAGGTAGTTAATAAATCAGCCGATCAAATTGCTGACTTTGGAAAGAAAGCCGCTTTAGCATTTGCTGCCGTTGGTGCTGCTGCTACGGCGTTTGCGGTTAGTGCAGTCAAGGCTGCTGCTGAGGATGAAAAGGCTCGTAAATCCCTTGAGCAAACTATCAGATCCAGCACTAAGGCAACTGAGGATCAAATTGCATCAATTGATACTTATATTACAAAGCAATCAATTGCTACTGCTACAACAGATGATGTTTTAAGACCAGCATTTGCCCGATTAATCAGATCAACAAATGATGTTGCTAAGGCTCAAGATCTGCTTTCTTTATCTCAGGAAATTGCCACAGCAACTGGCAAGCCACTTGAAACAGTTGCTAATGCGCTAGGTAAAAGTTTTGATGGTCAAAATACTGCTCTTGGCAAATTAGGCTTAGGTATTGATGCTGCAACCTTAAAGACAATGTCGCATGAACAAATTATGCAACAATTAAAAGGAACTTACAAAGGATTTGTTGAGAATGAGGCAACTAACGCTGAGTTCAAAATGAGGCAGTTAGAGATAGCATTTTCTGAAACTAAAGAGCAAATTGGAACTGCTTTATTGCCTATTATGAAACAATTTGCTGATTATTTATTAGCAACAGTAGTGCCAAACATTCAAGCATTGGCTGCTGGATTAACTGGGCAAAATGGAGTTTCTGCTGGCATCACAAAGGCTACTCAAGGTGCTTATGAGTTTGGTCAGCAATTAAAATCCACAATAGGTTTCATAATAAGCATCAAGGATGAATTACTAATTGTTGGTGGAATTATTGCAACAGTATTCGTGGCTAATAAAGTTATTGCATTTGTTGCCGCAATTCAAACATTGATAACTGCAATGGTTGCATTGAGAAATGCTGCTGCCGCGGCTGGTATTGCTACTGCATTTGCTACTGGCGGCGCATCTGTTGGAACTGCTGCTGCCGCGGTTGCTGCTGCCGGTGCTACTTATGGTTTAAGTCAAATTGCGCCATCTGGCAATGTGCCTAGCGTTCCTAGCATTTCAACAAATTCTAATGCAAGAGAAAGTAGAACAACAGTAAATAACATTACAGTCCAAACAATAGATAGCGAAAGCGCGGCTCGAGCAGTTTCAAAGGTAATTAACGAAAGTGCAGCAAGATCAATTCCAGCGTTAAGTGGTAGAAGCGTTAGAGGCGATTAATGACTGTCTTTACTCCTGAATGGAAATTGACTGTTGCAGGAACTGATTACACAAATATAGCAATCAGCGATATTCAACATCAGGCTGGTCGAACCGATATTTATACTCAACCAGCCCCATCTTACATGCAAGTAACTTTGGTCGCTTTATCAAATCAAACTTTGCCATTTCAAATCAACGACAGTTTTAATTTGCAAGTTAAAAACAGTTCAGGATCTTATGTCAATTTATTTGGTGGAGATATAACTGATTTAACTGTTGAGGTTGGTGCGTTTGGCGGTGTAGCCAAAGTTACTAATTACACAATCCTTGCAATGGGATCTTTGGTTAAACTAGCAAGAGAATTGTATTCTGATGCAGTTCCACAAGACGAGGATGGAAACCAGATTTATGATTTGCTTTCTAGCGTCTTGCTTGGATCTTGGAATGATGTGCCAGCAGCATCAACTTGGGCTGGATATTCTGCAACTGAAACTTGGGCTACTGCATTAAACCTAGGACTTGGTGAAATTGATCAACCCGGACTTTATACAATGCAAAGTCGAGGTAGCGGTCAAACGCCAGATACCATTTACAACATTGCCGGACTTATAGCCAATTCAGCATTTGGATATTTGTATGAGGACAATCAAGGAAATATTGGTTATGCAGACGCAGATCATCGTCAAACTTATTTGTTAGCAAATGGTTATGTTGATCTTGATGCCAATCATGCTTTAGGTTCAGGACTATCAACCATTACTCGGTCAGGTGACATTCGAAATGACATTATTATCAATTATGGCTCAAATTTTAGCCAAGAA